CGCGTCTACCCCGCAGGACTCTCTAAATCTTCCGATCCAGAAAGTCTTCGCCGAGTTAATCTTGAAGTCTAAGACTTCAAGAGCCCGCTGAAAAGCCAACCGACAGTCGATAGGGACGACAATGTCATCCCCAAAGACGGTCACCTCCCCAGATAGAGAGGCGATGTTTTCCACCGTGACTTGCACCCGCCTCGTGTAGAGGACGGCAGCTATCGCCACGGTCATAAACATCAACGACTCCACTGGAAAGGTACAGGCGCTACCCATCGTTGAGAATTTTCTCAACGTAATCCGGGCCGGAACATCACTGTTCAGGTCTTGATCAAGATAGCGAGTACGTGATGCGCGCAGAGCTTGCAAAAGACCAATATTGGTCCTAAACAAGTTCCCTACGGCATGACAGGATACCCTGTCGCTGGCTGCTGATAAATCAACAGTAGCTAACAAGGTCGTACGGGACCCATGCAAACAAAGCTCCTGGTTACGGGTTTGATCCCGGAACTGGATGAACCTGGAGATCCAAGTTCGCTTTACTCGCTCACAAAAGTAGTGCCAGACATTTTGCTGACACCACTGATGCTCAGTAGGCTCGGCTGCAATCAGCCGTGGCTTACTATAGGTCTTAGGTACCGCAATCAGGCGTGATGCAGGGTCGGAAGACCCTATCTCCCACGCTCTCAGGCCGAACCCCGAAGGGTGACTGCCTTGTTCTGATTGCACCCAATCTACCCAGGCGCCATGGTTATGAAAACCATGGTCAGCTAGTGGGTACACGCTCTCTAGGCGTTCGGACCAGTTAACAAATTGGTATTTGTTAACCGACCCTGTCCGCTCAGAGACGGCGCCTGGACCATGTCTAAAGCGCCAGTCATCAGGTTGGTAGTGCCCTAATGCTGCGTTGACGTGACCGGCCGTGAGGTCGATGCACGCCAAAAGGTCTGACATGGAAGATCTCTCTTCCTCTCCCAACTTACTTAAGTACCACGTCTCCGCCCGGAATCCCGGGTGCGAGGCCGCGCACTCTTCGTCAGTCGGGGCTTCCTCACACCAGAACCCATTCGGTTCCGGCAGAAGAAGGTCAACGTCACAGAACTCCTGGACTTCGTCCAAGACATCCTGAGCGCCGCAATCGAGTGTAGCTTTCTTAGCAGCCAAATAGAGCTGCCTGATAAAGCGTATAGCACCCACATCGCAGTCCTCCTTTAGAAATCCGTCCTTGTTGAAAACCAATAAGTAGAGACACCCAAGAAACTTGGGTAGCCTCACGTTTGCGCTTCTGGCTCCTGTGAGCGGAAGACCTGCAAACTCATATTGGCCCGTCGATAGGCACCTATCAAAGTGCTTACCGGCAGCTGGGAGGTATACTGCGAATACGCAGACTCCTCGACAGTCAACAAGTTTTAGCAATCGAGCTAGATCCTTATCTAGCTCAACTGCTAGTGTCGGGTAGGCATACTTAGCATCTTGGAAGATGTTTTCGTATACCTCTCTCAACTCCCTTACGTGGCGTTTAGACATAGGGTTATTAACCTAGTATGTCCCACGCAGCGTAAGACAAACAGTTCGTCCTACCCAACTAGTTGAGCTTCTCAGCTCTCCCAATTGAGGAGTTTCACCAGATTGGCATTGCTGGATGCA